TTTCGTGGACCCTCGCAGCGGAGAGAAGCTGATGTATCCTCGGGCGCCGGGATCTTCTGCCGGGGCTGTCATCAATTGCCGCTGTACCTGGGTAGCATTGCCGGCTGAAGACATGGAGAGTTTTGATGCAGGCTAAGAAGTTCAGCAAGCAATGCTTCTTCGACTTCCAAGTGAAGAAGAAGGGCAACAGCGTCATCATCGAGGGCTTCTCAAACGCCAACACCGTTGACCGGATGAAAGAGAGAATTGACCCTAGTGGGTGGGATCTCTCCAACTACGAGAAAAACTCGGTTATCCTTTTTGACCATGGCCACGACCCGGCTTTCGGTTTCCTCCCGGTCGGAAAAGCTCTCGTCACAGAGAAGCAAGAGAGCGGCCTCTACACCAAAGTCCAGCTAAGCAATTCTCAAACTGAGAAGATCTCGGCGGTGCGCGACTTGGTGCAAGAGGGAATCCTTAAGACCTTCTCGGTGGGCTTCGACCCAAAAGAAGACACCAAGGATGGTGACACTCTGCTAATCACCAAGGCAGAGCTTATCGAGCAATCAATCGTCCCTATCCCGATGAATCAGGATTCAGTCTTTAGCCTTCTCAGCAAGCGGCTCAAAAAGACCGTATGCCCTAGCGCTAAACGCTGGTTTCAGAATTGGATGGGGAAGATTGAGTTGGTACAGAAGGGCGCCTTTACGGCGGCGCTGCTGCATCAACGCATCGCCGATCTTGAAGAAATGGGTAACTTTGATCGCGGGGCTTCGCTGGAGCACGTCGCCAAGCTGGCTGGCGTCAACATGAAAGCTATCAAGGATATCCTCGCAGGAGAGATCACTCCTGTACCTGATACCGTTCTCGCAGCTTTCGCCGAAGTCCTCCGACTCAATCCGAGCTTCCTGAAGGACTTGGACAAGAGCGATGTGGCTTTGATCGAGAGGGCTAGAAAGATCTCAATCGACGAGGGCAAGGGAATGACAGACATCAAAACCAAGACCGGCGAAGCCTCTGGCAAGAAAGCCGCTGAGTTCGTCGTCCATCAAGTCATCGTCCCGAAAGAGATCTTCGACGAGCAAGAGGTGGCGGCGAGCTTCCTGGAAGACGCTGGCTATGATGCTAGCCAAGTCTCTGAGACCGAAGATTCTTGGGTCTTCGATCAATCCTCGGCAGAGGGCCTTGACCTGGACAAGGCTCAAATGTTCGACCTTGGCGACGGGGTCATGGCCCACGTCGCGCCGTCCGTTAGCAAAATGTCGGAAGGCATGTCCGAGGACGAGGGCCTAAAGGAAGGCGAAGAGGGAGACGACACCGAGGAAGAGAAGACGGATACCGAAGAAGAGAAGACCGACGACACCGAGGAAGAGAAGACCGACGACACCGACGAAGAGAAGGGCGAGGACACCGAGGAAGAGAAGACCGACGACGCCAAGGAAAAGGCGGCGATTGATACGACTCCACCCCCAGACCAAAACCCGTTGATCGAGCTGCAAAAGCAGCAAGTGACGATGCTCGGTGCTCTCATCGAAGAAGTGAAGAAGCTCACGGCGGCGATGACTGGACAAGTCGAGAAGCCTGAGCCGGACATGCAGGAAGAAGGCAAGGGCATGAGCGAAGAGGACGATGGCGAGGAAGAGAAAGCCATGGTTCTTCGTATTCGCGAAGCCCATAGCGCAGTGAAGACGGGGCTCAAGCGCCTAGGCGTCTGACGCCAACGGTGCCAGGACAATAGGCCACGGTGGCCACGGTTTGAAAACTACGGAGGGTTCGGGATGAAAACGAAGGATCAATTGGAGCAGATGCTTCAAGAGACCAAGGCCCTCAAGACGCGCACCGAAGAGGCAGAGGCAAAGGTGAAGGCGCTTGAGACTGAGAAAGAAAATCTTATCGCGAGAAACGGCATGACTACGACTAGGTCCGGCAATAGCGACGAAGCTAGGGCCTTGAAGTTCTTCGGTGTGTCTCACCCGAAGCAGCTTCTACAAGTCAACGTTGGCTCTCCGCGTTTCAAGCATGTCCCTGACGAGATGAAGTATCTCGTTATGCAATTCAAGCGCAATCTCGATACGGCGCGTTGGATTAGCCAGATGTGCCATGGTGAGCCGCTCGACCGTATCGGCAAGCGCGACAGCGACGACTCTCTGTCTAACGTCAAGGGCATGCTTGACCACCATTTCGGGAAGCATGTCGTTGCACCGATGATTAAGGCTTTCGGCTCGACTGTCGCTGGCGCAGGCGATGAGTGGGTGCCTACCGCTCTCGCGACGAGCTACATCCCGGAGTACGAGCTTGAGCGGGTCTTGGAGCAACGGGTCAAAGAGATCTCGATGCCAACAAACCCCTTCGAGCTTCCGGTCCTGAAGGATGTCACGAAGGCACGCAAGGCCACTGAAGGTTCTGCGATGTCGGCGGCAAACTACGGCACCGACAAGATCACCTTTACGGCGGTCAAGCTGGCGGAATACTTCGAGATTCCAGAGGAGCTGGACGAAGACTCGGCGCCGGACTTCCTCGGCTCGGCTCGCGATGAAGTCATCCTCGCGCAACGTCGCGCTGCTGAGTCGGCGATGATTAACGGCGACGACGACGGCACGCATATCGACTCGGATACGCAAGCCGCTGCCGCCGATGTCGCGGAGAAGATCTGGAAGGGGTGGCGCCGTCAAGCTCTCGCGAACGCTGGAAACGGCGCTACGCTTGACTTCGTGAACGCCGCAGTAACCGAGGCCCTTCTTCGGACGCTGCGTGCTCGCATGGGCAAGTTCGGCTCCAATCCTCGCGAGCTGATGTGGGTCGTAGGCCCGGCCATCTATACCGAGTTCTTGGCGCTCCCTAGCGTTGTGACGATTGACAAGTTCGGCCCGCAAGCAACGGTCCTTCAAGGCGCCCTTGCTGCCTATCAAGGCATCCCGATTGTCAACTCCGAGCATGTTCGCGAGGACTTGAACGCAACGGGTGTGTATGACGGAGTGACCACCGATCGCGGTTCTGTCCTTCTCGTCAACGCTATGCGTTGGTATCTCGGACAGCGGCGCCCAATCCGCGTCAAGCTGATGTCGGATCTTCCGTCGCAAGATCGCTGGCTCCTCGCCAGCTATCGCCGAGTGGACTTCAAAGGCCACACGCAAGGTGCGGTCGAGAAGTCTGTGGTGTACGGCTACAACGTGGCAAAGTAAGCTAGCGCCTCTAAGCAGTGAAGACGCGGGGAGGAGGTAATACCTCCTCCCCATTTTTGCTAGGGGTCTGCCTTGGCTGACACAATCTTCAGAGAAGGGCTATTCGAGACCCTTCCTATCCTAAGGCTGACCACGCTTCCGGTCAGCCCGCATACCTTCGTATTATCACCAGCGGGAAACAGCTTACTATCGTCTATCTGGGTAAAGAGCATCGGACTAGGCGGTAGCGTCAAGGCTACGTGGTATGACTACTCTGTAGGGTCTACTCCAGACCCAGCGGCGAAGTATGTGCTAGACGAGCACCCGCTCATCCTCCCTGCGTCTGCTCCGATAGTCTCCCGCCGCACCGTTACGAGAATACACAACCAAGCCTACGTCGATATCGTAGTAGCTGACGCTCCTGCCGAAGTCTCTCTCATCGTCTCCGTTGTTTCTGATTTCCCCATGGAGATCTCGCTAGAGGGAGACAACGGGATAGAGGCAGCGTCTGGTACGCCTAACCACTACGTCGATGCTGGCGGGATCGAGACGACTCCAGGGGCGGCGCAAGTCTTGCTTGGGCCTTTGGTTGTCCCTGTCGGCAAGAGGTGGCGTCTTCGTCGGGTGACGGTTCCCACAAGGGCTTACGGGTCTTTTGTCTTGACGGAAGACGGGAGTAAAATCGCCTTAGGCGTCACAAGCCCAGCGGAGTCCAATGCCTCATTTGCCTGGGACCCCTACCGCGAAGTCTCTGCGGGGAAGTCTGTCATTTTGTCATACAAGCAAATAGCGGGCGGTCCGGCCATTGATATCTCTGCTTTCCTTCAGATAACGGAGCTTGACGCCTAAAGGGTCGAAGGTAGCTGCCGAAGCCAGGGATTGGCCGAGGTTTAACCTTAGGGAGAGAGAAGCATGGCAGACGTTAGAACAAGCTTCATCACGTTAGAGGACGTAGCATCTGGGGCAGGCGTACCGCTCCATAGAGCGCTTGAGGGCGATGCTGCCGCTGGCAAGAACGCCCATGGCGCTCTTGTCGCAAAAGATGGCGGCGGTCTTCTCCAGTACCTCAAGGTCAACGCTAATCGAGAGCTTGTCATCTCGACCGAGTCGGCAGACCTCGCTTGCCTGTCGGATGAAGGCGGAGTGGCTGGAACTACCGGCTTCCAGGACATCGCGACAATCCCCCTAGCCAATAGCGCTGTCTACAAGAAGCTCTCGGTCCTCGGGTCATGCTTCAGGGACACTATCTATGAAGCGGTCTGGGTCGATGATGTCGGAGGCGCCGACACTGAGACGATTCTCGCTACCTTCCGCACTGGCGCCGGTCAATACAACCACAGCGACACCTACGAGTGCGCCGAGTTTACCTCTGGCGGATCTGGCACGCAGGAGCTTCGCATACGAGCGAAGAACCTCAACACCACATCCGACATCGACGCAGCTATCTCGGTTCTCGAAGTCCAGTAATCAAACTGAAACAGGAGGGAAAAATCTATGGCGTTGATTTTTGACCGCAAGGCTTTCAAGTCTGGCGTGCAGGTAGTCAAAGAGACAATCATCCACAAAGGCAAGGGCGAGGGCGGAAAAGACCTAGAAGAGACCAAGACCTATTCGTTTAAGGCATCGGACAAAGGCAAAGAGTTTACCTTTGTTGACGAGGCCAAAGTTCTTGAGAAATATCCGCATCTCTTCAAAAAGAAGTGAGCGGATTGACTCAAGGCTACGATTGACGGACTATCCTGAGATGAAATTCCAGCCAAGGTTATTTCTAGCCGTAGCCGCTATTTTAGCGGTTACGGCAGCTTTTGCCGCAGATAGCGCTCCCCACATGAACACGAAAGTGTGCGGCAGCAATGAGCTGTATTGTGCCGATGTCGAGTTACTTGCGGGAAAGCGTAAGCTGATAACCGACGCTACGGTGACTGTCGAGCAAGTCTTCGGGCAAGACCCACAAGGTACTTCGTGGTTTTACTTTGGGTCTAGCCTAGAAGATGCAAACGGCATAGGCGCTGCCGGGGATACTGTAAGGGTACAGATCCCGGCAGCGGTTACTCCGATAGGCACCACCTATCCGGCTGTAGACGTTACCTACACAATCCTCGCTGGCGATGTCGCGTCATCAAACCCAGAGCGTACCGTAGCCCAGGCTGTCTGCTCATCGCTTAACGGAAATGCGAATTTCATCGACGCCAAGTGGAAGTGCGAAGTAGCGAAGGACTTCTCTCTCGTCCATATCTCATCGCGACTCTATAACGAGTATGGCGAGAGAACGTCGTGGACTGTCACATGCAGCGGTACGACTAGCTGCAATCGCGGCTTTGATAGCATCAAAAGAAGGGGAAAGCCCACAGAACTTTCCCGTTCACCTAACGACCCGAGACAGGGGGTCTTAGCTATCGCCGGATCAGTGACGACGACTCCTGGCTCTATCGGCGACCGATTCTTTGAATACGCTAAGAACACCCCAGCATCATCTAGCCTACTTGTAGATTGCTCGCCTTACGTAGCCGGGACTTGCGACTGGAGGGTAAACGCCGAAGCCGATAAGAGGATTCAGATAGAATACTTCTCCTGCTTCGGTGGCGGTAACGGTATCAAGTTCGGGCAATTTCTATCGAAGTCTGGGGCAGGCGGATTGACTAATGGGCTGTTTATAGAGATCAGGAGTCAAGGCCAGATTTTCGATTTCCCGCTAATAAAGACAACCGAAAACTGGAAGAACCTATTTGCGACGCAGGCAGGTAGGGACTTCAGGATAGACATCCAAGCCGGCTCGGATCAATTCATCGCCCAATTTAGACCGGCAGTACCGTTCCCGCTTGAGCCAATAGGGACGGTGTCTGGCGGCGATGATTACATCCTAGTGAAGTCAGAAGACG